GTCGATCTCCTCGTTGAGCTTCCGGATGTGCTCGACCTTGGCGTGAGTGTCGCCCGGGATGCTCTTGACCCGGGACATGTCGTATTCGGGCCCGGCCTCACGAAGGATCGCCGCGAGCTCGTCGCGCTTGACGTTCAGCGCCTCCCGCGCCTCCTTCAGTGCCGGGAACTCGACAATCCGCTCCGGTGCTTCCACCGTCATAGCTTTTCTCCCCTAGATCCCCTGGATGCGAGCGATCGAGGCCGCGACCAGCGAGGCGATCTCCTCGTCGGTCGGGTCCTCGTCGCCTGTAGGTGCGTCGAGCAGGCGCTTCAGCCGCCGCATCTCGTCCTCCAGCCAGCCCAGGAGCTCGGCTGACGACGGCGCGAGGCCGGTCCTGCCCTTGGCGCGCCGGAGCGCTAGGACGTCCGAGGCGCGATCGATGAACGCGGACACCACGGCCAGGGCGTGGTGACCCTCTTCTGCGAACTTCATGGGGCCGCCGCCTGGCTGCGCGCGCAGCTCCGGCGGCTCCCGATCGGCGTCCCGCAGGTGCGCCGCCAGGTGCCGGTAGACGCCCTCACGGTCGCTGTCCGGGATGTCAGCGCCGCCACGGGCGCCATTGAGGATCGCGATCCCGGCCAGGCATGCGCGGATGTTCGCGGGCCCGTTCACCCCGTGGTGGTGCGGGAACTTGTAGGAGCTCTTGGCCTCAGGGTCGCCGTTCTCGTCGACCCAGGCGAACACGGTCCGAAGCTCGGACGGCCTGGCGTCGTTCGGGATAGCCGCAACCGTCCGGGGACCGTCCCACATGCGGGACACCACCGGCGTCTCATGTGGCGGGATCGCGCGTTTACGGCCGTGCGGCACCCGCACACCCGCCGCCTTCGCCGCCAGGGTGCGCACCCCCACGCCGGCGCCCACCAGCACCGGGGACACCTCGTGCACCTTGACCAGCTCCAGGAACCGCACCTGACGGCCCTCGAACTCGCCAAACGAGTGCTTGACGATGTCGAAGCCGTACGACCACTGCCCGAGGTCGCCCAGTTCCTTCACCACGGTAAAGGTATCCCGGCCAGCCTGGGTTTCCATGAAGAACTGGCCCTCGAGGATGGCCTGGGTGTCCGTCTGCCGGATGCGTGCCTTGCCGACCGGGAGCGCCCCCTGCCACGAGGCGTGACCGTACGCGGAGATCGGCACCTCCACGCCGTCCTCGAAAGCGCCCGGCAGGGTGACGTCGCCGTCGCTATCGATGACGTTGAACGTGGAGAAAATCGCGGTGACCTCGCCCCGGTCCGCGTTCTTGATCGTGACGTTGAAGCTCTTGGTGTTCATCTCACTGCTGCTCCTCGGCTTCGGCGGCGGCCGGCTCGGGAACGGTGGTCGTGGGAGGCTGCAACTGGACTGACAGCAGGCCCGTGTGCACCAGGAGGCGTTCGTCCTCGGCAAGGGTGGCGGCGATAGCGCTCTCTGCGGTGAACCCCTCACGCACCAACTGGGCGATCGTGCGCGCCCGGATCTCAAAGATCTGCGCGGCGTCGCGGGCGTCCTCGCGCAGGAACGACACGTCCCGGTCGTCATACCAGAGCTCGGCATCCCCGGGCACGTTGATGATCGCGGACAGTGCGCCCACCGCGCTGCGCCACAGCGGGCGCAACGTGCCGTCCGCAAACCTGCGCCTGGCCTGCCCGTAGTTGCCCGCGTTCAGCGAACTGCCCTGCAGGCCTTCGGAGAACCCGACGATGGCGGCGGGCACGCCGGCGGCCGCGGCCAACCGGGCCTCGCCCAAAGCTTGGACGCTCTTGTAATCCAAGTCCCGTAGCGAGAAAGACAGCGGCGTCACGTCCGCCCCGCCGCCCAGGTACAGGGTACTGTACGCCTTGTCGACGCCCCGGTGCTGCTCGTCCATCAGCGCCTTGAACCGCTGGAACATCTCCGGCGTGACGCTCGCGTCGAGCTTCACCGCCAACCGGGGCGTCGCCGCGTTTTCGAAGAAGCTGAGCTTGTGCCGGGTAGCGGCCAGATCAGCCCCGATGTCCCGCAGGACCGGGGTCAACCACGACATGCCCCGCCACTCCGCGACCGGGTCCGGGATTGGCGCCCAGTGCGCCACCTGATCCGGCAGCAGGAACCACTCCCGCCCCGACCCAGGCGGGTGGTAGTAGTAACCGATCACCTCAGCGTCCAGCGCCCGGCCGTACAGGTCGGGGTCCTCGCGTGACCCAGAGACGATCGTCACCCAGTCCGGGCGCAACCGGCGCAACCTGTCGCCGACGCGAGCGATGTACGCGTTGCCGGCCAGGTCCACGTCCAGGAGCATCCGCGCCAGCAGGCTCTGAGTGGTCCCCCCAGGCCAGGGCCGCTCGACGATGGCCAGCTCCTGGGTACCAAACAGGTCCCCAGGGCGGCCGCCCCTGATCCGCCGGAACAGGAGCCTGGCCTCGCTGAAGACAGCCATGCGCACGAAAACGAGTGCCGCGATCGGCCCGCTGCGCTTATAGATGCGGCCGACATACCCCTCGAAATCGTGCTCCAGCTGCTCGCGCTCGGAACGCAGCGACGACGAGGACAGGAACGGCCACCGCAGCCGGTCCAGGTCCCAAAACTCCGGCTCAGACCAGCTCTTGCGAGCACGCTGAACACGGCCGCGGTGCACCGCCGCGACACGCTCCAGCAGCCCCATCAGCCCTCAGCCCTGTCCTCACCCTCACGCCGGGCGGTGGCGGCCTGCCAACCCGCGATCACGGCACTCCAGACGTAGGCCAGCACGAGCCATGCCCTGCCCGCCAGCCAGCCGAGCACGAACGGGACGGCCAGCAGGACCGTCAGCAGCACACGGCGGGGGTCCGCCGCGTGCGCCCGCTCCTCGATCCGCTCTATCGGCAGGGTCAGCGCCATCTCCGTCCTCTCACGCCCATACCGCGAACGGCTCGACCGGCCGCTCAGGCTCATCATGCCCCTTGGTCGCCAGCCCCCACAGCGCAAGCGTCACGGCCACCAGCGGGCTGATGTCCACGGCCGTAGCCAGCGCGTCCCACGCCCGGCCCTGCCCGAGCCGCCGCGTCACCGCGCCCGCCACGGCCACATCCAGCGCCGGGTGCGGCATCACGCGGACCGTCGGCTCGCCGCCCTCGGGCATCACGCCGTCGATCAGCTGGCCCCAGGCGTGGGCCACGTCGCGCGCGCTCGGCTTGGTGACCTCCAGGCCGGCGGTCTCCAGGTCGGCTATCAGGCTCCCGGCCGGGCTGCCGGCGTCCACCACGAGCGCGCACGGGTCCCACCGCTCCACCAGCTGCACGGCCCGCTCGACCACCCACTTCGTGCCAGGCCGGTAGTCGACGACCTCCAAGTGCAGCAGCCCGTCCGCGCGGCGGCCCGCAACGGCGATCGCCGCATACGAGCGGCTCGGGGACACGTGGATCGCGAACGCCACCCGGCCCACCGGCTCGCTGCGCTCGTCGGCCACCGCCCGCCACTTCGCCTCCGGGATCACCTGCCACTGGTCGGCCTGGTCGCTCGGCCAGTCGCCCACGCCGAGGCGCTCGCGCAGGAAGCCCCGCTCGCCCATCGAGGCGTACTCGCGCGCCACATGCTCAACGGAGATCCGGATCCCCAGCGCCGGGTTGGCCTTCGCCCACGAGCGCACGTCGCCCGGGTCGTCGTGATCGGTGCAGTCCGGCGGGCACTCGCGCGTATGCGGCTCGATGCTCCACTCGGCGTAGAACAGCGACGGGTCGTCCCCCTTGATCCCGCGCCGGCGTACCCGCGCCAGGTGCTCGCATGGCGCGATGGTCTGGTCGCCCGCGCTGGAGCCGTACCACAGCTGCGGGTTGGGCCTGGCGGACATCGTCGGCATCAGCGCGTCAACCGCGGTGGCGGGCAGGTTGTACGCCTCGTCCATGATGTTCACATCGCCGCTAAAGCCCCGGCCGCTGCCCGTCGACCTGGCCACGAAACGCAGCCGCTGCCCAGTGAGCAGCTCAATCCCTTCCTCGCCATGCGAAGTGCGGATGCGCTTCACGCGGCGGCGCAGCCAGTCGGTATTGTCGATCAGGTTCTGGATGCGCAGGAACATCTCCTGCGCGGTTTTGAACTCGTGTGCGCTGTAGAGGATCAGCTGCTCGCCGAACAGGTACAGCCCGGCCAGGCACCTAGCCTCGAACAGGGCGCCCTTGCCGTTCTGCCTGCTCACGACGATGGCGCACTCGAAGGCGGCCCATTTGCCGTCGCCGCGCTCGCCCAGGCCGTGGATCAGGCAGTACTGCTGCCACGGGTCGAGCACTAGGCCACACGACGCCGCAAGGTCGATCGCCTCCTGGCCGGCGCTGGAGACGTACGGCGGGATCGACGCGATCCGCGGCTCCTGCCAGCCCAGCACGGCCGGGGCGTCCGTCAGCGCGGTCATGCCATCCGCCTCCGCCGCTCACGCCGGGCCTGCAACTCGTCTACCGGGTCGGCGGCACGCTGCGGCGTGGCCTGTGCCGCGAGCTCGACGAGCGCCGAGCGCAGCTCCTTGTGCAGCATCGCCGCGGCCGCGGGCCGCACGCCGGGCTCCGAGAGGCGCCGCGCAAGATCGAGCGCGCACGCCGCCAGGGCGCTGTCCTGCACCTGCCAGCGCTCCACCTCGGCGCGGACGGCCGCGGCCAGGCCCCGGTCACGGCGCGCAGCCATGGCCACCTCCCCGAGGGTCATTACGGACGGTGACAGTCACGCGGTGTACGCAGCGTGAACGGGACGCGGGCAGGTATGCGTCACGCAGCGTGACACGAGCACGGAGAGCGACGCTTTTGCGGTGGGGAGAGAAACGGGCGAT